ACTCGATCGCACGGCGGCACGAGGATGCGGCCCGTAATCGCATCAAAGAAATGGGCCGGCGTGGGGTCTTCCGGGGCGATACCCAGGTCGGACAACATTTGCGTTTTCAGTATCACGCCAACTTCGATGGGCCGCGACAAGACAACCTCGTAGGTATCAGAGGGATCGGCAATAGATTCCCACACGCGAGTGGTGTCAGTCTGAGAGTCTAAGACAAAGCCTGCTGGCGGGCGATAGACCATCGCAGGAGGTGCCGCTAGGCCAAATTCGCCGGGGTATGGCAGAGAGGGATTGATGCCTAGAGGCATGTCAAACTCTGGAGGATAAATAATCGGACCATCCACGCGGTCGATGATAATAGTATGGTCGCCCCGAGTGATCTCCACACGCGCATACCAGTTTGTCCCAAGAAATCCTTGGTAAACGTGGTCGCGCATCAAAAAATTCAGCACGGAATTTCCTGTGATTCTGCCCGAGCCATCGTGGGCCATCGTCCCAAACAGTCCGTCGATGCCGGGGAGGACCGCTTGCGGATACAGGCCGTAGATGGCATGAGTGAGCTTCGGACGATCGTTGTCGTCTTCGTCCCGTTCGGTAGTCCCAGTAAGCTCGGGCAATGCGCGATCCACGTAATAATAAGGCGACGGGTAAGTGCTTAGGTCAAGCACCGCATCCCGGATAATGGAGGCGTCGCTGTCCTCCTCCTCTTCCTCCTCCGCCGCCAGTGTCCATTCGCCGGGCTCCACCGTCTCCCAATGCAGGACCCGACCAGTGACCTCCCCAGGGGGCGGTTGGTTGTCCGTGGTGACCAAGACAAACGGGATGCTAACACTTCTACTGGGCTTGCCGTAAGAGATAATCCGCAGAGTGTGGGACTTAGGGGTCAACCGGGTTTTTAGTATAGGGTCTTCCTCTGTGCCCACGTTTTCTTGTGAGAACGTGAATTCGCTGATCCCAGGGTTTAGCCAATGTTCGTTAGCGGGCGTATCATCGGCCTTGACGCCAGCGGACACCTCCGTGAGCACATCGGGCTCCGGACCAGACCCGTAATTCAGGATTATCATATTAGGCCGAAGTGTAAACGTGCCGGACTAGCCTATCCCCGCCCACGCCAAAAACAATGGCATAGGCTTGATAGGCGACGCTGGTTTTAACAAGTTGGACCACGCTCCCTGTCGGTGTGATGTAACCGAGGATGTGGGTGCTGGCGGCATCTGTTTCCTCGGGCATCGCATTATCGAGCGCAGTCTCAATTATGGGGTCAGTGACCCGCCCAGCCAAGATGACTGATTCGATAAACACATTACGCACGCGCCCGATGGGCGGCAGGGTGATCTCGACGGATGGAGCGGGAAGCGTCCACAGAGGGTCGCCATCGAGAGTAGGAAACACACCATCGACAAGACCAGGCAGAACATTCAAAAGCCTCGTGCTCGGCGTCGGACCTGCCTTGAGGATGATCTTGAAAGGATGCGAGCCATCCTTTGCTGCCCCAACTCCGCCACCGGTCGCCGACAAAGAAAAGCCCGCGTCGGCTCGCTCTCGCTTTAAGACATTGGCCCCGCCCACGACATTCTCGCCACTCCAAAGGGCCCGGAGCATCGAGACAATCGCCCGATAGGTCTCCGCCCTCAGCTTGATCGCCCCGCCGCCCTTTGGCTCCGGAAGGTCGTAAGGCGTCATCCGTAAATCTCCGTGTTCCAGCCGCCCCTACCAGACAGCAGCCAGACCTTAGTGATCTGGTAGATGCCCCCTTGCCTAGAATAGGACAGCCCAGCGTAAAGCCAGTTGCGGCCAGTGTAGGTCGGATTCGGGCCTTCGGGCGAGCTAATTTTGCCGACGTTTCCCGCGCCTGTCGGCGCAGAGAGCGAAAGGTAGCGCTTCGTCCATCGGGCAGTCGCATCCAGAAACTCCGACACGCCAACCAAATTGGCTCCAGAGTCCTTGCCGAAGCCCACAAAAACACCATCTTCGGAAAAGACCGCCTTGCCTTCGCCCTCGCCACCTGCTGCGTCGATGATGTCGTCAAAATCTGGATGCGTGGCAATCGGCTCTTGGTTTAGGCTAACGTCAAGCTCGTAGATGGGAGGGGGAAGGACGTTAGGATTCTGTGCTGGATCAAGCCCCTTGTATTGGACTTGCGCAATGCCGATCCCCTTGTCATTGGTGATCGTTTTGTCTGTGACTAACAAGCCAGGGAAATCTGGATGCACGTCATCGATCCTGGGCGACTGGGCGACAACAACAGCATAGACGCCCCTGTATTCTTCGGTCGCTGTGGCCACCGAGTCCTTGCTGACTTTGAGAGTCGATCGCCCCGGCTGGCGATAGATTCTTGTTGAGTCCCCGTAAATGATCATATCGCCTCCTCTTTTTGCTCTTTCAGGATTTGCTCAATGCGCTGCAAGATAGCCCTCGACCGCTCTTGCTCCCTGACCATTGCCGCAGCCGGATCGCTCGACGCCCCCGCAATCTCGACGCCGCCACCTCCCCCAAGTCTAGCAAGTGAGGAAACAGCGCCGATGCCAAGCGCAACCTCTTGGCTCTTGCGCAAGCTCGCGTCCACTTCGGATGTGGCCTGGCGAACGGCCTCGTCCATGCGGCGCTTTCCCTTGGCTGCAATCTCATCGGCAAGGTCGGCTTCCTCTTTCTTGAGGTCCAGCAGGCGCATTTGGAGGCGGATTTTTTCTTCCTCGGACGATGCCTTAGCCAGGTCTTTGTCCGCCGCCTGGATGCGCTGGCGCACGTCGGCGAGCTTGCCCTGGTCGTCCTTGCGGTCGAAGTCCATCTTGCTTTGTTTTTCCGCCAAAGACTCACGCAGCCGGACGATCCGCTCTTCTTCTTTGGCGATGTCGGCGCGGATTTTTTTCTCCTCTTGATAGGTCTCGACAAGGCGCAAGCGAGCGTTCAGGCCGACCTCATCATCCCGGAATGCGGCGGCTCGCAAGGCGTCACGCTCTTGCATCAATGCCAAAAGCTTTTGCTCGTTGGAATAATTCTCAAAGTTCGCCTTGCGCTGTGCTTCGTCGATGCGCTGACGCAGATCGGCCAGCTTCTTCACTTCCGCTTGCGTCATTGCAACGGATTCCGCATCAAAGCCAAGGACTGGCCTGGGCGTCTCTGTGTCGCCAGGATTGACGGCTTTCGAGAAGCCCTCGGCGGTCTGGCTTGCGAAGTCTTTGGCGTCTTGGGCGATTTGCTTGAGCAGGTCGGCTGCTTGCGAAAAGTTGCCCTTCAAAGCCTCACCAATGGCAATAGCACCCAAGGTGACGGAGCCAACATATAGTTGCCAAGTCTTGATCATCATCTCGATGGTCTGAACGACTATCCCGCCGACCGCAATGAATGCCGGACCGAGACCCGCAATCGTCTTATTTTTAAGTCGGGTCAGTTGGTCATTCACTCGCTCCGCCTGCTTGATCGTCTCTTCGGAAACGACGTTTGCTGCCGCAAAGGACTGGCGCAAAGCCTCCGGCCCCTGGGCAAGCAGGGGAACAATATCAGCGGCTTTTGTGCCAAGGAGATCGGTGATTGCGGCAAGAGCTTTTCCTTTGTCGCTCGTTTGCTCGTATGCTTGGGAAAGAGCAAGAAGCCTTTCTTCAAGACCCATGCCAGCAAAATCCTGTGCGCTGATTCCCAGCGCATCGAAAGCCACCGATCCTTTTTGCGCCGCTTGATTGGCAAGGGTCATCGCCCGAGCCACAAGCTCAATGTCCGAGCCCGCCAGGCTTGCAGCTTGGGAAACTCTCTGGAGGCTTTCGGCGCTCTCGCCAAAGCGTGCGGCGAGCTTGGCCAATCGATCGAACTGCTCGGACATCGCACGCCACTGTCCAACTAGGACGCCAACTCCAAGAGCGCCAACTAAGCCGGCGCCGACCGAGGAAAAGGAAGACTTGACCGACCGCCCGAAAGCATCCGCCTGGGCGCGGGCCTCTTCCAGGCCCCGCTTGAATGGGGCCGTATTAAGTCCGAGTGTAGCTTGGGCAGACATGTCTTATTCCTCGCCTTCGTCATCATCATCTGATGTGAGGGTCTTCAATTCCCACTCTGTCAACAGGGTCAGCTTTGCGCCATTGTTTTCCGCTGATGCGTAGCCAAGCCAGATCGAATACGCCAGAGGCATCGTCCAGGCTCTTTCTTCTGGGATACCAAGCTCTATCAGGCGGCAGATGATGCGGAGAGCCATTGGTGTGATCGACGGCTTGCCTTGCTTCGGCTTTTTCCCTGCCTTGATTGTCAGGCTCTCCGCTGTCTCTGGCAGCGAGCAATAGTCCTGAATGTAGGCCGCAAACTTCGCCGCTTCCCTCGCAAAACACGGGCCATGCAGGACCGCCAAGAGTCGAGGCAAAAGACCAAAGCGAGGGCCAACCGCAAGCGGATTAGGAGAGGAGCAAACGGCAACCGCTTGAGCTAGCTGCGGCGGGTCGGCAATTTGACCTAGGTATGCCGGATTGCCAATAGCTCGCAGATACTCGTAATGCGCCCAGCAAAAAGGACGCAGCACCAGGCCGTTGACCCGATGCCGCTTGCTGTGGATAATGCCCTCAAAGTAAGGGTCTTGCGGGATCACATCAGTAGGTGATCGAATTGTATTTAGCCAAGGTCAAATTAAGCTTGAGACCACGCCCCGCAGGGGTGGCTTCGTTGATTGCCGTGATGACGCCAAGCTTGACGTTTTGGTCATCCAAGACCATCGAACCGACAAGAGCCTCAATCTCTGTCTCGGTGTCGATGTCTGAAGCATTAAGAACCAAGGCGTCGAAAGTCTTTGTCACCTTCTGCTTGTCGGCAAACATGTCGAGAACGACGTTGCCGTCCTCGTCCGTCACCTGCTCGTTCCATTGCGGCTCGAATTGCCGCGAGGCGTTTTCGATGATGTAGTCGGTGACGGTAGGATTGACCTTGATCTTGACCTGACGGTCTCCAAATTGGATGGTGGGCATGTAATTCTACATGTGTCAACTGTCCACAAGGCAAAAGTCCACTTCGACCACCCAGGTTGTTGCCGTCCTGTTCTCTTGGTAGTCACACTCAATGGTAGCGAGGCGAAAGCCTGACAGCTTGATGCCATCATCGACATCCGCCCTTACCGATAGGTAGTCAGTCAAAGTGCGATGCAAGGAATCCTCAATGCTTCGGTGCGTGCTGATTGGAGTCTGAGGCGCAGCAGAGATGAGCAGGATGTCTAGCGAAGCCGAGAAAAAATTATCAGGGAAAGCGGGCTGCGAGACCGCCCCGGCCCGCGCCACGACACAGGGCAAGCTCTTGGCGTCGGTCTGTGTGACTGAATAGACAGGAATTGAAACGTGGCTTTCTAGCCACTTCGCAACAGCAAGCTCAAGTCGGGTCGATGCCTGGCCAATCATTTTTTCCTCCTCAAGATCATGTCAAGTTGACGCTCCATGTTTCGCTTGACTCGTTCCACTGCATCCGCGATCTGCTGATCCGGCAATACCTTGGCAGAGTAGGCGACTAAGTTGGTTAGCGTGATGCTTGGGTCTTGGGTGCGCTGGCTATGATCCCGCACCAGGCCGGTTTGCCCCTTGTGCCGCGTCACCCAGCCAGGGATGCCTCGCGTGCCGCCAAGCTGACGGGCACACGCAGCCCACCCAGACTTCACCCAGCCGACCTTCTTTTGTTGGCCTTGCACATATCGTTCGGCAGCCGACTTACGCACGGTGGCTCTCTCGATGAATCGCCAGCGACCAATCGTCCGATCTCGCGAGCCGGCAGTCGTCATTCGTCCGTTGCGGAATGCCTGCTTGTGCAATGCGCGCAGTTGGTTGGGGAGAGCATTCGGCACGAAGTGGGTCCGATCGGTCCCATAAATCGCGCCGTCCTTACGGACGAAGAGGCGGACATTCCCGGTCGAGTAGATACCAGACTCCAGGGCGGCGTCGATGAGTGAATCATCTAGAGCCATGATGACGCCGGCGCGACCTTTGCCACCTAGCAAATCCCGACGGATTGCGACCTCTCCTTTGGCCTTGGTGGCGATGCTTTTCCCGTAGGGCTGGGTTCGGAACGCAAGATCAACAGCCAGCAACCTCGCCTGCGCGCGCAGCACATCGGAGGCCGTCTTGCCTGTCTCTTTGGCTAGTCGCTCCAAGACGGAAGAAAAGGCACGAGGCTTGATGTCGAAGGTGATCATTTGTCAGGCTCCGCAAGAATGATCTCCCACGCCTGCGCCATCACTTGATCGGCAACCGCCTCGACGCGATACGCCACGGAATCAATCTGCACGACCTGGTTGATCAGGCCGTTTCCGTCAGAAAAATCGGACTTGAACAAAGTTGCGGAGATGGTCTTTCCCTCGAAAAATCCGCCGTCCTCACGTGGGCGATCAGTTCGACCGTCCCCCAAAATACACGGGTATGATTGACCGTCTATCTCGATGGAAGAACCGAACCGACGCAGGGCATGAGACTTGAATCTCTTAAACTTTTTTTGCAGCGAGTTCACAAGAATGTCCGGGTGTCAAACCGGATCACGCTTGCTTGCGAGGACGACCGCGCCGCTTGATCTGCGGCGACTCTGGAACAGGATCACGATGCACCGGTTCCGGGTCGTTATGCCGGATAACTTCGTTCTCCGCGACCAGTCCCAGGCGCACGGCCTCTGTCATTGGAATGATCGTCCCTTCTGGAAAAAGCAACGAGACCGCTTCCTGCTTAGAGAAAACGGCGCGCCCATCCCCGGAGAGATAGACGCGCCGCCCAACAAGGAAGCTGTTTTGTTGTTTCACCGCTTACGCCGTGAGGTCAACATCGCAGAAGGCTTTCGGCCCGCTCACGACAAAGGCCCCACGCATCTCGGCACGCAGGCCGACCTGATTCTTGCTCATGAGCTGCCAATCGCGATCCGCGATGTCGAGGCTCAACTGGCTGCGCACATGCAGGCCGCACCCGGTTGCAAAGTCGCCAACAATCGCCCGACCAGTCGGGACGTAGGAGTTGGTAACGACCGGCTTGCCCCAAATCGTCGGAGCAAGATTGACCGCCCAAGAACCGCCCACGTAGTGACCGTCGGTGGCTTTTTCTTTGCGGATGATTTCCCAGTCCGCCGGGTTCATCAAGACCGCATTGACGACGCGGCTGGCAAATTTCTCGACCTTGACAATACCAGCCAGGATCGAGTCAGCAGGCGACACCGAGTAGGCTTGGGTCTGGATGCCAGAAGTGTTCAAAATCCCCTTCAACTGGCGAGGCGCACCAGTTCCGGTGCCGTTGATGATCTGCTGCTCCAACCGCTGACGCACAGCGAGTGGCAAGCGATTCTGGATGTAGCTGGCAACAGCCGCTTGGTCTTCGAGAAGCTGGCGGGTCACGACGACAACGGCAGCAATCGCTTCAACCGGGAAATCAACCTCGGCGATGGCGAAGGTCTGATCCGGCTTGTCGCCGCTTTCATCGGTCTCAGACGCACCGGGGGTCACGTTCGCGGTCTCAACGATCTCGCGGATCGTGGAGCCAGTGGTCGCATAGACCGGGATCAGGTCGCCAAGAGTCGGCTGCTGCGAGTCGAAGGGGCGAACAGTGCCGGGCCGATCAAAGTTGGTCAGACCGAAGCCGCCAATGGAAGCAACAGCGCGGTGATCAAGACTGATCTCGGCGCGGCTGCGACCGGGTTCCAAGGTGCGGAAAGCCGAGACGATCTGATCGACCGGGCCTTCGGCCTGGGCATCGCGCTCGGAAAGACGATTCGCGAGGGCTTCGATATTGACGCCCTGGCGTTCGGCAATCTCCATTGCGCGGCGGGTCGCTTCGGCGACCTCGCGGATGACGGTGACGGTGGAAGTGCTTTCCGCAGGAGCGGAAGTTTCGACAGAAATGTTTTCTTGACTCATACCACTTTCCCGCGTGTCAACTGGCTGCGCGGACTCTGTGTCTTGAGCGGACTGCGCATCGAGCACTTGCGCACGATTGACGCCTACAGAATTGTCGGCGGGGACCGGGACAAGCGAGACTTCGTAGGGCGTCCACCGGGTAGCAGTCAGCGTCCGGGTGTCGGCATCCTCCTCGTAATCCTCGATTACGTAACCCACCGACACGTTGCGCCGGATGCCGTCCAGCACGTCTTGGAAAGCCTCCTCGCCACGATCAGAGCGAGAAAAGCGCACAACAGCGCGGCCCTTGCCGTCCTCGATCCAGGCTTTCTCAACGACGCCCACCTGATCGTGAGTGTCATGATGCAACAAGAGCGGCCCGCCGTCGTTGAGCCGGTTCAAGTTGACGGCGTCAGGATCGTGGCTCAGCACCTCACGCCAGCCGCCGCGCATGACGGCAGCCTCCGACGAGAATGAAATCTCGACGGTGCGCTGTTCGGCGTCGATGTTTTGCCGTTCGAAAGTAGCCTGAAAGGATCGGAATAGAGTCTTGTCCATGCCGTTGGCGGCATGTCAACGACTCACCCCGAAGCCCGACCAGGCAACCGCATGTTAAGGACCGCCTCGACGGGCACGCCTATCTTCTCTGCCACTTGGCGAGCGTAAGCAAACTCGATGGCTCGCTGATCCAAGGCGTCGCGCCAGTCTAAGCCTCGCTCGCCGTAGTCCTCGGCCAGAGTGCGCAATCCCAGCAAGATGTCCTCACGATTGGCTTGTGCCTCGCGCCCAGCATCCACCGTCAAAGCAGGCGGTCTTTGCCAAACGATCCGGTAAGCATCGTTAACCGGGGGAAGATCGCCACGCTTGACAGCAGAAGACACAACCCAAAACGCAAGGCGGTTGAGGACTTTTTCAATGAGAAGATTCTGCCGCTCGGCAAATCGACGCTGCGCCTGGGCCGCAACCATGCGAGCGGATGCAGCTCGGCTCAAGGTCGGGTCATAGACAAACTCGGGGGGCAGGCCCATGCCAAGAGCCACAGAGCGCACCAGAAGCCGCTCGAAATCCGGCAGACCTTGGGTGGGCCTGTTGGGTGTCAGGCTCTCGACCTTTTCTCCGACCCTCCGCTTGAGGGTCAAGCCGCCGTCCAGCTTTTCGGCAGGGATACCATCGGCATCCACATCGGCGTCGCCAAGCAAGCCGGACTCGTCCCCGTCCAACCGATAATCAATGATGGATGTGGCCAGACTTTTCTTTGTGCCCTTCTTTTCGAGGGCGATGACATCACGCAGGTCTCGTGCATCATTGATTCCGTGGGTGATTGTTGGAAGTCCCCGATACTGGCTCGCACTGGTCGCCTCCAACAAGTGGATGAAATCCGCAGCCGCCACGTCGAACGAATTGCCACGGAGCAAACCAGAGCCGTCCAGAATACGATAGGCCACCGGACGACCCAGCGAATCAATCCTGATCCCGTCACGCCACTCGTCTCCCGCGCCGACTCCAGAGCCGATGCGGTGCCCCTCAATAAGCGCGACCTTCGGAAACCCGGAGACCGTCTTGCCAAGGATGAAGCCACAATCACCGTCCACGTCGATTGAAATGCACGCAAGCCCCAGTAACTCGTCAAAGGAGTGCCGCCCGGTGGTATCCGCAATCTTGCACCATTCCGCCCAAAATGCTTCTGCCGCTTGGTTCCACTTTTCGTCTCCGGTCTGCCACTGGGGGCGAAGGCCATGACCGACAGAATAGCGACGCATGGAGAGAACAGCCCCGCGCACCCAGCCAATGTTGGCGAAAACATCACGCGAGAGCGAAAGCACGCGGGTCCGCTCCCACGCATTAACGCGCTGCCATGCGTCCATGTCGGCCATCGCCACCGCCGACCGACTCGGCTCCGCATCGCCACTGATGGCGTCCAAGAATGTTCTCGCCCACTTGGCGACTTTCTTTCGCATCTTCATCGAATCATCCCCCGAAAGTCAGACTTGCTGCCGTGCGGCTGCGTGCCGCCCTTGTGTCCGGCCATGTATTTCTCTATTGCCTTGTTAAGGGTCTGCGCTAAGAGCAAAGCCGAAGGCGCGCGAGTCTCGCTCATGCTGTGGCCCCCGGACGAAATGCTCTCCGAGAGAGCACCGCCGCCGTCCGCCTGCGACTCAACCGCCGCAGCAAACTTTTCTTTGAGCCAAACAAAGCCCGGATTGCTCGCAGCAAAGGACCACGGCGAGATGCCAGCGTCTGCATCAAGTTGCCGCGCAAAAAACACAAATGTGGCCCAGCCAGTCATGTCATTCGCCCTTTGTCAACTCCCCAATCCGATGATCCAATTCGACGAAAATCTTGAGTTCCCGCTTGACGGCTCGCAGTAGCCAATCCGGCCACTGCTCCAGAGGCGTGACCGCCTGCATCTCGGTGATCCACTTGCGGGCAGGCGTAAAGGCCGCTCCTGCTCGGCTCTCCAGTGGCACGGCAGGCTTGCGCTCTCGCTTCTCTGGCGCAGGGAAAAGCTCCAGGGCGATATAGACCTGCTTGGTTAGCTTAGCCGCTGGGCGTCCGCGCTCTGCGGCTTTGGCAATCTTGACCAAGTCCAAGGCCGTCCGTTCGGAGAAGGGCAGACGATCATGGATCACTTGCATGAAGCGCGCCTTGCCTGTCTCCTCCCTCAAGGCAATCAGCAGATTGCCAAGCACGACCGTCTTTTTGATCAGCTTCTCCTGCTCGATTGCCTGCGCCTTGGCTGCTTCTTTCAGGGACGAGTATTGGCTCAACTCCTCAATGATTTGCTCAATGACTTTCATTTTTTTGTCTCCTTGATCTTGCATCGGATTCGGTTTTCTTGGCTACGCATCGCATCCGACTCACGGATGCGCAAAAGATCTCTGATCTTGTTCGCTCCTTTGCTCACTGCCGCCCGCGTCACGCCATGCTCGTCGGCAATCTCTTGCTCGCTCCGCGATCTGATGATGTCAAGGCCAAGAGCAAAGGCGACTTGATAGAGCGCAAGGCGAATGTGAGGGGCTGGGTTCTGGCCTAGCAAGTGAGCAATCAAATCGTTGTGGCGCGGTCGCAGCACACGCCAGGCAAGCTCTGCAATCTGCTCAAGCTCGGCCTCTGGCTTGGCGTCCAAGACTCCGTCAAGGGCATCATAGTCAAAAGGCACCGCCGTCTCGATGCCGTCAAACGGTCCGGGCATGTCATCTTGTTGGTCGATCATTCTTCTTACTCCTTCCTCATTGTGGTTTGCCAGAAAAAAGTTTTAGGACCATTGCAGCCGCCACCTGCATCGCTTCGCAGTCCCAAAGGTGGTTATGACGTCGCACTCGCTGCCACCGCTGCGTGACTTGTTTTGTCTTGGGATGAATGAAATCTTTTTTGACCTCTGCGTCGATCTGTTCGATGTAGTCGTCGCTGACATCTTTTGGGATCTCCCACGACTCACCCGCACCTCGCCGCAAAGCGGCCAGCTTGTCTTTCACGGGGTCGCTGGCCCAAAAGATGTGGCGGACGACAAGATTGCGACCTACCCCGTGCCGCTTTGTGGGCGAATAATAACGGGCTTCTTGAAGCCCCCCTGCAAGGTTGTGATAAAACCTGTCGTCGCCGCTGCCGTGCAACGCGGTCCAGTTGTGTGTTGCACACCAGAAATGAACCTCCTGCGTTTCATATTGTGCGTCCACAAAGCAGAGGCGCGGTTGCACCTTGAGCCGCTGGGCGATGTTGTAAATTTGCTCGAATGTGTTGACCCGCCCCTCGTAGATCAGGCGGCTCGATCCGTCCTGTGCCCAAGCACGGACCACGATCCAGAAGTGGTCTCGTTGCTTGTCAGCGGTCAAGAATCTGTAAAGCTCCCTATCCCACTTCTGCCCGTCGGCGTAGTCTTGCTGGGTGTAGTCGCTGCCTATCAACTCCGCCGCTGGCTCCATTTCTCGCTCAGTCCAAGGTTCCGCCAGTCGCTTGTTAATGAACTGTTTCAGGGCCGCAAAGTCGTTTTCCCTCGCTCGCTCTTGCGCCTCGACCCACTCGCAAGCGACCTCGCCCCATGACGTCCACCAGACGGGCAGGATTGAATATCTGATTGAACAGACGCCACGCACTGCGTTCGGATTCGTCGCTTTGTATTCGCTCGCCAGAGAAAGTTCTCGCCGGGTCTTGGCATCATCGCTAAATGCGTGCTTGCAGCGGGGACACTCGTAGTGGGTGCCAACCAGAATGTCGTTGGGCTTCGCCCACTCGCCATTGCTTGCTTTCGGGATCACGACTTGCGACCAAGACCACGGCGACCACTCGCCACACTTCGGGCACGCAAAGCCGATGACTTCCTGCGTGCCACGCAACCACGCCTTGTGGAAGTCATGCCCCTCATCGCTCCCCTGCGAGACCAGCAGGGTCTTTCGATTCCATCGGTCATGGTGCCGCTTGCGCAACTCTCCAATCATTCCCTCTCTCCACCGCCAGACCTCATCCCCGATGCAATAGCGCATCGACTTTTCTTGCAGGCTACTCATGTTTGCACCCGCCAAGAAAAGCGGCATGTGGGGGAACATGATTTCGGTTTTGCGCTTGGCATGTCGATCCTTCGGGAAGAGCGCGGCCACGGGCTTGCAGTCGTTGAGCACCGGCAATAAGCGAGACTCGGCCCACTCTTTTGATAGGTCGTCCGTCTGTCCAACGACCAAAGTCGGTCCCGGATCAACGGCAATGATGTAGGGGAGCAGCAACTCCAAGAGTGTTGTCTTTGCGCCGCCAGTCGGAGCAGCCAGCACGACCTCGTGGTATTGATCAGACAACACCGAGTTGATGACGTGCTTGAGCCAGGGGGCAGTCTGCCGATCAAACGCTTTGCTTCGGTCCGAGTGGGGCAGTCGGACACTCGCCTCCAGCCAGTCAAGCGGGTCGCCTTGATAGAGCGAATTGAGGCCATCACAGAAGCCAACAGCAAGATCACCCATCAGACTCATCCTCGTCTCCCTCCTCGACCTGTTGCTTCTCTTTTGCGCGCTCGGCCTTCATGGCCTTGGCCGTCTTTTTCGCCACCTCCGTTACGCCCTCCTCAAGTTGGCGGCGCACAGAGGCCAGCATGGCGTCGAATGTCGTTGCCATCTTTCGTCGGATCGCCACTTCATCCAGGCCGACTAACAAGCCCGGCATGTCATCGCAAGCAGCAAAAAGCGCAGACGACAAGACCGATGCAATGCGCGTCGCCTCTTCGCGGATCAGCGCCCTAGAGACATACTCGCCTCGCAAAATCTGCAATTCCAAATCCGCCCGCTCAAGTTGCTTGCGCTTTAGGTCCGCCTCGGCCTTGGTTTTCTCGACGCGATACCTGACCAACAGTTCCGCCTGCGACTCATCTCGCACCGGGACGCGTGGATCGGATTGCGGGGTCAGGGCCCGATAAAGTTCAAAGTCTTTTAGGACTTGCTCGTCCTCGACAGTAAGAGCAATCCCCTTCCTTTTTTTCTTTTCGACCTGCCCAACCATTTTCCGCAACCGGAGTGTTTCGGGGTTTTTGGAGTAGCTCATGCCGGTAGGCAAAAATTGCCCAATAGGTAGGCAGAATATGCCTAGTGGGATTAAAGTCAATACTCATAAAAAAGTGACGAGGTGATGGCGAACCCGCCCTTACCGTCGGCCTAATAGATTCCTTGTCCTGGGGGTTTGTTCAAAACGGGTCGCCGTCCTCCGGGTCGGTGCTGTTGAAGTCACCCATATCAGAATCGGCGGAATGATGGGCATGATAGGCATGATATTTTGGACTTTTAGGAAAATCGGTTTTTTCTAAGAACTCCGAAATATCATGTCCATCATTCCCATCATTCCCTTTTTGGGTTAAAATGACGTATTTCCGGCTTTTTCCGGCCCCTTCCAGCGCGAAAGTCCCGGTTGCTGTGACCCGGCGGCGGTCATATCGGGCGAGCAACTTTGGGATTGCCCCTCCTTCGCCCAAAATTGCCCCTCCATTGCGCCGGAAATGTCTGGGAGTGTCATGGCAGCGGATTTCAAGCAAAACGCAACCTGGGGCCATTTTTGAGCGATTTTCGGCCAACCTTCCAATTTCCCCGTTTTTGCCTCGGCCCGCGCCTCGCTAGCCTCAACGCCGACCAACCTACCACGCCACCGCCGAAGTTGCAACGCAAAAGAGTTGAGAATGATTCGCAGCGCATTGGATTGGGTGGGGCCGGCGGCGGGCGGCGTCACGGAACCTTTCGTGACGCCTAACAAAATTGCGCCCCCTGTCGCGAGGCGTCACAGCAACCTTACCCCCCCGTAGGGGGGGGTATAAGGCTTTTGTGACGCACTTTCGTGACGCGTCACAAAAGTACTTTCGTGACGCTTTCGTGACGTTTCGTGACGCGTGACGCTTTTGGCCTGCGAAACAAAAAAAGTTGAAAAAAGTAGTTGACAAAAAATAGGAGGTGTGGCAGATTGGGCGCGCAACCTCAACCAAGGAACACCAATGACCAACTGGAACGAAATCGAAAAAATCGCACGGCGCGCCTGCGCAGAGAGCATTGACGGAACCCTCTCCTTCGAGGAGCTAGCCGACCTGATCGGCACCAGCGTCCTGGTGGCCAAGACCATTATCTTGGAGGCTTGGCGCCAAGAACAACCAATCCAACTCGCCAAGGGCGAGTTGCGCGACCTGCGCAATCCGGCGCTGGCAGGGCTAGATGTGCGGGGCGAGCGGTGGTATAGGTTCAGTTTCCTGGATTGACTAGGCGCACCTCCGAGGGGGTCGGGCGAAAGCCCGGCCCTCTTTTTTTTGTGCCAGTGCCAGCAGTATTGACGCTGGCCAGCAGGCATGTATGCTCCTGCGCCTAGGGCATGTTGTGTGCCTTGCCCTTGGTTGAGGGAGGGGGTCGGGTCCGTTGGGCCTGGCCCCCTTTTTCTGTGCGCCTAAGTGGTTAGGTTTTTAGCGCCCCTTTTGTAGTGCAACTTTTGGAGTCCTATTGGCCCCTTGGGGCGGTAAAACACACTAATTGTGGTGCACAAGGCAAGTGTGGTTGCCTTAGCGTGCGCCCCGCGGCAGATTGGCTTGCCGTCCGTTGCGGTTTCTGCTAGCAAATAGATTGGCGCATTCGCCCCATGCGGAAGGCGCATTAGGGCACGGTTCGCCGCCGTGCCCCGTTTTTTGCTACGACCGCTAGGCTTCCGACTGATCCTCAATCATTACAAGCCAAACTCTGTCTGCGAGGTTTCTCTGGCGATCCGCTCGCAAGCGGCTTGGAAATAATCAGGGTCAATCTCGCAGGCCGTTAGGTGCATTTTGGCGTAGTGGCAGGCGATAGCAATGGAACCGCTGCCAAGGTGCGTGTCCAAGATTTTGTCTCCCGGCTCCTTTTCTCAGGGAACTTAATTGCGGTAAGGGTTGATGGGCCGCGAGTCTTCATTTTCTTTTTGTGTTTGGTGGATTGCATTAACGAGTAAGTCTTGAATCAGCTTTGCTTCAACAAGCTCTTTGAGTCTGTCGATTGTTTCTTGATCAAACCAATATGTTGCGACTACTTTAAGATCGCTTTCCGTTGCTTCGAACCACGGCAGATTGTTTGGGTTGATCTTATTTATTTTCCATTTCACTTTTTTGTTTTTCATAGGCTAAAATCCTCCTGCGTGTGTCTCATGCTTTGCTGGTAATCGAGCGGAGCGGGAAAACGGCCTTTTCCTTTGGCCCTATCTTTACGAGGGCGTGTGGTTGTTCCAAATGTTCGTATCCCGACTCGTCTTGCTTTAGGTAACGCATAAAAACGCCTGCCCCGGTGTAGTTTTCAGACGACCTTTCCCCGTCCTGAAAATCAACAAACACGATCTCGTTCTTGCAGAATTTTTTCATCGTCCACCTCCTTGTGGGTGGGGGTTGGTCAAACATTGGGATTGTTGTGGTTCGGCTTATTTTCTTGCACAAACAAATACGCTTCCTCATCCCACTTAGAGATGGCCAAGCGGCAGACCTCTAAGAGAACCTGTGCCTCTCCGTCCTCAATATGATCTGGCCGCTCGTCCCACGGCGACCAGACGCCAGACCAATCAGGGGTGTCTGGCCTAGTGACCACCCAGGTTGGCAGAGTTTGGCCTGAGGGGTGGGCGTATGTGCCACGCCCGACAACAAAGCCCCGCTGCTCCATCAAATTGATGAGCGCCTCGCAAGTGGCGAGGCGGATGATTTCATCAAGCTGGGATTCCATGAGGATCAACCCGTGCTCCTGGTGCATGTGCTGCCACAGGGCGTCGGTGGTGCTTCGGCGTTGTTCGCTCATGGCTTGCCCTCCGTCTCCTCAAGGAATCCCCGCAGCACGGCCAGTGCTTTTTTGTGGCGAGCCGCAAATTGCTTGCGATTGCCACAATACCAACACCCGTAACCGAGGTTTTCCAAAATTTTGTTGTGTTCGAGGTGCATTAAGGCGTGCCTCAAGCATTCTTTTTCTTCTTCTGAAAAGTTGTGTTTCATGTTAGTTTTTCGGTGTTCAGGTCATAGTTAATACAATCCCAAATCGTGAGCTTTCTTGGAAACATCATCTAATGCGGAACGGCGTTTATCCGCGTTTCCTTTACGCCACTGTTCCAGTGCCTCATCAAAGCCCTCCCAGTCCTCGGCTTTGCCTGCTCCCAATAAGGCAGAAAAGTTGCTGACAGGCTGCACGCCTTGGAGTCGGGCGTGTTCCTCGGCCAGCAGGTCCTTTAATTGAGGAAGCATTTCCACCAGCTTTTTTATCCACTTAGACCGCGAAAGCGGCCCGCGCAGGCGGTCTATCTCGGCCCACACTTCGGGTGGCAGATTGATGCTGCGGGTTACAACTCGCCGCCCCTTATTTGACCCCTTCGGGCGTCCGGCTCCCTTTCGTTTTCCTCCGCGATTACCAGCCATTTTTTCTCATTATTTTTTTTGCCTCACCCCTAGAGCAGTGGTTCTGCGCAACGATGCGTTTAATTTCCTTCTCAATTGCCTCATTCATTTCGGCCTCTTGGCTAGCCAAGTAGGCCATTTCCTCGTCGGTGTATGATGGTTTTTGCAAAGACTTGTTTGCGTGGTAGGCATCATTAGCCTCAGCTTGTTTTTTGGCCTCTGCTCGCAGAGGGGCAAGCGTGCTTTTTTCGTATGCTTCGTCTAGTTGTTGTCTGATGCTCATTTTGATTCTTTTGGTTTTGGTTTCACTAAGTCCGGGGCGGGGGCCGCCGTGGTTATTTTGTGTCGGCGTAGGTTTTTGCCGCCTCGTAGGCGCTTGTGCCGTCGGCGTCGCTGAGCCTAGCGAACCCGCCAAACGCAACAAAGCGGCCATTGCTCTGACATATGCGCTTCTGCCATCCACTCTTAGAGCGGCGGACCTGATGGTGATGGACGCCGCCAGCGGAGCGCTGGTCATTGGCGACATCGTGTGTGTATCCTGTAGTGCGGTATGTATTCCAGATTGTGTTTTTCATATGCGGATCATGTATTCGCGATAGTCATTCTGGGCGGCTTTTGCCGCCGCCGTTTGCGCCTCTGCTAGAGTTTTGCCGTAGCCGCGGGACTTGCGGTCTGGCGCGGCGTTGGCGGCCACGCTGGAGGGCTCGTCCCACGCCCACGCCTCAACGCAGCACTCTTCATTTCCTGAGTCTATTTTGGTGACGAATTTGATTTTGGCGAATTTTATCATTTTGATTTTTTGTTTTATTTTTTTGTCGTAGGCTTAATTGCCTCCAACGATCAAACAATACTTCGCGCCTTGATTCGCGTCAACTACTTTTTTCAAGTTTTTTCAATTCCGCGCATCTCATTGATTACCAAAGACTTCCCTCGCTGACCGGTAGGCTTCTGGGTAGTATTTGCGCAGATAGACCAGGCGCCCGTAGGCTTCTCCGTTGCGTCCAATCAGCCCGTTGCGAGCCCCTGGCCCCAGGTGGTCGTAGATCGTAAGCCATGGCATCCCTGACTTAGCGATGTAGCACCACACGTCATCCACCGTCCAATCAACCAGCGGGCATAATGTATTAGGCGTGCTCCATTGCGCGTGCCGCCTATTTTTGCTCTCCTGTCTGCGTAGGCCCACCACCCGCCTTGTTAGGCCGCGCTCCTGTGCGTAGGCTTTGAGGTCACGGAACATGTCGTCGTGGACCTTGGTCCGGTAGGTGGCTAGGTCTCCAGTGCGCGGCGCAGTGGCGTATTTGTCCCAGGGGAACAGCTCGAGATTCCACCCCTGCGCCTTGGCGTAGTCGAGCCAAGCTTGCTTTTCGCTTGCTGTCCAGTGGACAGGCGAGCCGGGGTCCACCATCAAGATCGGGATGCCTGGCATGACGTAGTGACAGGCGTGAGCCAGCACAGACGAATCCTTGCCAGCCGAAAAGCTGACATAACACCGAGAGTCTAACTCTTGGCGCAGTGTCGAAAAAAGCAGCCGCAGGCGGCTGCGGAACTGAGTCCGAGCCGCCCGCAACATGTATTCAGAGCGCGATATTTTCGAGGTCATAGGGTTCGCCTACCTCGCACATGTTCACCCTATCCACTTGGTTCCAATAGGGTGGCCTGGCTCGGCACAAGCGAGCGCCGTCGGGCAACGGCAACCATCTTTGCGCCCTGCCGTCTCGCACGAGGGACCAGTCATCTTCGACGCGCTCCACCGTGACATCGTTGACGACGCCTTTCCCCATTGCGGCCTTTTTACCCAGATGTCGGATGTGGCGCACTAGCTCGTGGCGCACGTTGCGGCGGTCGCCAACGCACCACGCCACCATAGTGTGGCAAAGCACCAGCGGCATGGGCATGTTGTATTCCCGCCAAGTTCCATTGGTTAAGTTGGGGGAGCCATTTGTTAGCTCAACGCGATTCTGCCGGAACTTCTTGCGCCAGAACTGGAGCGATTCCGCAGTCTGCCCGTCGGGGAATAGAGCTGAGGCGCACCACCCCCAAGTGTCACCAGCGCGCCACTTGGCCAGCGGAATGGAGATATCGTCTGGCCTTTGGTCTCTACTCAACTCTCCAGCCCCTTTGTGATGTGCGGCAGCGGCGAACACCAGCAGGGCATCCAAGTGGATAGGCTCGGCGGGGTCGAACAACACACCTGCGCCGTCCAGATGGAAGGTCACTTTAAGCGGATAGAAGCTCATGGCCTGCCTCCTGTGCTTTTTCTTGCTTGAGTTCCTCTTGGCTAGGGAGCAGGTAGCAGAGCAGGGCATAGAGACCGCTCTGATACTTGTCTCGTGCCCAGGCGCGGAATGTCTCCCACTTGCCAATGCCGACCTTGCGCATGACGGCTGGTGGCATGTCTAGTGACTCCATACTTTGCCGCCCGATGCCCTCACGCAGAGCAATGTTGAGCGTGTGCCACCAGTCAAGCACTCGCGTCCGATCTGTGCAGTCCACTGGGCGCATCTCGAATAGCCACACCTGGCGCGAGCCAGAGTTGACCGGGGCGCGGAGCGCTCCGTGCTTTTTGTAGCTTGTCGTAATGTAGCCGGCCCAAGTCTTGGCTTGCACGCCCACAATGACCAGCGGCCTGACCTTAGTGCGTGTTAGGCGGCGGAATGTCACACCATCGCAAATCCAAGACGATTTACGCTCGTAGGGGTGTTGTAGGGAAACGTAAGCGGCGGCGCCGACAAGAGGTGAATTAGGCGCCCTGAGCAAATGCTGCTCAGTGAAGCTGCGACCCAGCAACTCGGAGCGGGGCACGCATGGCTCTACTTCTCCCGTCACGCAGCACACCCCCTCGACGGGGGTGGCTGGTAATGGGACGTCTTTTTTGATCGCCTCAAAAATTAAGCGCGTCGCGTGCATGGATGCCTCCAATTTTTTCGAGGTAGCTCAGGATGTTCTCTTTGTTTTCGCGCAGGTAGGTTTCGTAAGGCTCGGGGTCAGGAGCATTTGTTAGCTCAATCTCAACACTGCCGAGGTCTGCCCGATTTTGTGCGCCCAGCCGGCCACGATCCTGGAGCAGGCGCAGCCCCACACCCAGCGCCGACTTGGCTAGATCACTGGTGTGTAGGCGCAGATCAATGCCGCCCTCGAGGACCGCCCCCGCCTTGAGCGTTTCCGTGACGGCGATCATACCATGGTGCTCATCATGGTCCTCGTGGTCCTCGCGCCTTGTTAGGTATATCCACTCAAACAACTCCGAGGCTAACACTTCTCCGCCATTCCCCCACTCGCGGCATACTGGGCGCAAGTCGCCAAAGTCAGCGTGCCCAGCGAGCACGCGATTGCCCATTGCTGCCCCTAGCAAAGAGAGGTGCGGCAAGGTGTCGCGAAACTCACGCACACCGTCGGAGCGAATCGCTCCATTGTCGCCCAGGGCAGAATTGATCGCCTTGGTTGCCGTGCTGGCCTCCTCCAGCGCGCCGCCCGCATAGAGGACATGGAAGAACCACAGCGCGAAGGGCGGATTGTCGCGGCGTGGCTTGAGTCCGAGGCTGGCAGCGAAATGATCAGCCAGGAGATCGCGCATCTGGCCGCGCACGGCGTTGCCAGCATAATAGGGCAGCTCCATAATCGTTCCGCCTTGTCCGAGGACCGCCATGCGGCGGAACAGCGTGGCGTTACCACTCTTGGTGTCGCTGCCGTGCGAGAGCGGAGTGAGGCACTTGGCGCGGATTGTGATGTGATAGGGTCGGCGTGGAAGTGCTTGATCGCTGACGCTATCGACTTTGGGCAGCTCAATCCCTTCCATTGCTGCGTCCGCATCCGCTTGCTTGCTGGCGCAGAGGACAGCATAGAGCGTCGGATTCTCGCGAATCCACTTCAATGCTCCTGGTCCGTCTGGTGACGTGCAAAGCGCCAGGAAGTCCGTAATGGCCTGCTGGCGTAACTCAGACGGCTGGGCGTCAACCAGATCGGATAGACGCTGCCCAAATGCCATCAGTGTAGGCTCGACGCTGGCTTGCCGGACACGGTCGGCAAAAACATCGAGCGAGTTTCGTTTTGTTTTGATCGAGGCGGCGTGGAATACGCTAGCCCCGAATCTTTGCAGTGTTGTTGTTAGCTTCATGTGGGGTCTTTCTGTTTTATGTTTTAATTTTGGTGGGGTTGCTAGGGGGCAACAAAGTGTCCAGGGATGTGAGCAGAGGGAATAATGATCCTAGACCGGATCAGCTTGTGAAGCATCTGCCTCGGCTTGTAGCCCTCTCTCTCCAGCCAGGCGATGATGTCCTTGCGCGACATCGGCAAGACGGCCTGAAGGCCCGACCAATCCTTGCGCGGACGGTGCGCAGGCGCAATGTCGCCGCCTTCTGGCTCTTGCTGTGGATCGGGGCACAGGTGCCATGCTTGCCCAGTCTCGGAGTGGCGCAGGAAGATTTTAGTGGACACCAAGCCGTCGTAATCCCGCAAGCCTGCTCGCCCGCCACGCTTGACCGCCGATAGGCAAAAAGTCGGGGCGTCGTCGTCCTCGGTCTTGACTCTTTGCAAGATCATGATTGATCGTGCCCAGTTGGTTAGGTCTGAGGAGCCGATGCCAAGGTATTGCATGTCGGCGTCCGTCCAGTCCTTGCGGGCCTTGGCGTCGGAGGCAGGCTTCCCGGTGTGATGGACCCAAATCATTCCGGGGCGAGTCTTGGCCGTCTCAAGGATTTGGTTCACGCCGTTGCGGAAGAAGTCGGCCACAGTCTCAATCCTGGCAATGTCTGCGCCGACGTAAGACAGGAGGGGGTCGGCAATGACAAGATCGGGTCGATGCAGATCAATTAGTCTAGCAAGTCGCTTGAGGAATCGCCCTCCGCTTGCGCCTGCCTCGGATAGAAAAACCATGTTAGCTCTGGCGGCTTCCCACTCGGACTCGTGAAAAGCGTGTCCCACCATGCCCTGCAACATCTCGCCAACGTCACCGTCGTCGTTTTCTGCTTGGATGTAGAGCGTGCGCAGCGGCCTTGCCGGAGCCAAGCCGTGGAAGTCCTTGCCTAAGGCCCAGCGCACAGCCGCCGTCAGGATGAGAGTCGATTTACCGATGCCTGACGGTCCGACAAAGAGCGCCGAGCGGGAGCGGCAGAGCCAGCGGCGTCCTAGCAAGCAATCGGGGTCTTGATCCCAGTCCGCAATAATTAGGCGGTCGAGGTCGAGCGGTGCGGGCAGAGGGTCGGCTGTCGCTGCCTCCCACTCTGCCCAAGACGCCGCGCCGAGGGTGAGGTGCACAAGCTCTTGGCTTGACTGCCCGCGTGGGTAATCGGCCATGCGCATTGTCCTAGACGGGTCTAGGAGGCACCTGTCGGGAGGGGGCAAACCAATCCGAGCGATGTGGTCGAGTACTGCTTGTGCTCTTGCTTGAAATGTTAGCAAGTCAGGTGCGTCAAATCTGACGGCAGCGTGCAATGACTTGCCGCCAGAGAAAACAACCGCAGAAATTGGAAGGCCACTCTTAACAATCCACGCCCACTGTTCTTGAAGTGTCCCTTGGTCCCACTCTAGCAAACCATGACGGAATGCCGACACGCCAGCCTGCCCGACCTTGTGCGCGGGATTGATGACCACTCCAAGGCCGCAGCCTTCGCCTTTTGGCGGGAACAGTTTGATTGGGGTGTGATCGATCAGTCTTTCGGTTAGGCTTTCAAAGTTCCATGCGCTTCCCTTGCCTGCCCACGAGGGCTTGCCCTCCTCGTCAAGATGCTGCTGGCGAATGATGATTGAGTCTCCCTCCTGGAAAAGGGCGAGCACAAGAGCCAATGCGCCGCTGGGAATGATGGGCGGCAGGCTGACAGAGGCCAGAGGTGGCTCTGGCGTCCGCATTGGTGCAGGGGCAATCCTTGGCGCAGGCGGCACAAGTCCGGGGGCAGTGCGGTCCTCGAAGCGATGCAAAAATCGTCCATTCCGACACCCATTTGCTGTGGGTCTCTTTCTACCGTCGGCTGCGGCTCTTGATTTCAGTGCAGAATTAAGGGTCGCCCTGGCCTCTGACTCTCGCATTCCGTAGCTAATGGCGGCGGGCAAAAGATCGGCAAAGACTTGTTCTGGATGTGCCCCTTTGCCGAGCCAAGAAACGGCAGCGTCATAGAGGGCTTCGTTCCGCTCGCCTTTGACTATCTGGCCGCTGAGGAATCGGCGGACAGCTTCTGGATGGTCTTTAATCACAGCCCCGCCCTCCTCCCGTATTCGGCAATAAGGGCGGCGTCAATGAGACCATCATGCGGCGTCCGGCATCGGTCGGAAGCTCGCCAATCAGTCCCAGGCCAAAGCCGCCGTGCTACCTCCAGCGCACGGGCTTTGGTCTCGCCGCCCTTGGCCCCGGGAATCATCACTCGTTGCCAAGTCTGCGGCGTTATGCGCTCGTATCTGACTCCGTAGATGTCTAGGAGGGCACGCAGTGCGTGAAACGACCCCGCCATCGAAGTCGCTGCCTTTGCGGACTTTGACCCTCCTGGTTCTTCGATGATTGTCATGGTTTCGGATAGGCGAATCTCGTTTTTGTCCAGCCACCAAATAATCTCGCTCAAATCCACCTCATTCCCCTTGCGCGCCCGCTTGACGGGCATAGGAAGCATGGCGATGGGCGAGAGTCCTGGCGTCGCTGAGAGCAACACCATGCCGCCGCTGATGCCGTTGTCGATGCCGAGGTATTGTTTCACTTTGCTCCCTTGATGAGGTTGGCTAGGTCTTTTAGCAGCCTGCCGCTAATCTCAGCCAAGGCTTGCGGCAATGCATCCTCGGTCGTCTCTTTCGAGACTGAGACCAGCGCAGCTTGGCGGCGGTCGTAGGTCTTGTTAGAGATTGTTAGGGTTATACGCAGATTCATTTTTTGACCTCCACCAAGGCGGTTGTTTGCGGGCCTTCCTCAAACGCATCTGCGAACATGCGTGCCGCTTCCTCGGAGTGAGCTTCGATGGCGTCTTTGAGCTTAGCGGCATTGACCGTGCAGCACTCAAACACCTTGGCCGTGCCAAGGCGCATGGCGATGGCGTCCAGATGCGTCCTATTGACTTGGAGTTTGCCCTTGCGGTGCTGCACCCGGAACCCCTCCGGGCACCAGTCGCCGCCAGCCTTGGCCTTGGCGTCAATCGCCTCCTCGATCTGAGAGGCAATCTTCATTGCTTTTTTGAATGCTCCAGCGCGGGCTGGATCAGCCAGCAGAATTGCCTTGGCCTGCTCCAGATCGGCAGGCAAGGGCACAAGCGGCGCAAGCGGGGCTAGCTGCTTGGCGATGACCGAGCAAGATGCGTCCCCGGCTGGACCCTTGCGGCACCAGTCGCAGTATTCACAAGGCGTCGGCTCCACGCCGTGCCGCTGTGCCCACGCATCCCGCAGCGGCAAGACTTGCGAGGTCGCCTCATCGTAGGTCCAGTGCATCTCGATTACTTCGCCCTGATCCACGTAGATGAGCAGCGTGGTCCAAGTCTCCACGCCAAAGCGATCCATGCACCCGAGCGCATATGCCGCCATCTGGTGGTCGTAATCGCGGATCGCCCCTGTCTTGAGGTCGGCAGAGAGCTTGAGCGCCGGGACAATGGCGTCGCACGTGCCCTCGCAGACTTGCACAAAATCGGAGTCCTGCACGATGATCTTGCAATCCTGCTCACGCGACAAGATCGGGTGGTCGCGAGCTATCTCCCTCAGCATCTCGACGCCCTTACGTGCCAATGCAAGCTCGGCCTTGGTCTGGTCAGTGTTGGCGGCTGGCTCCTCATTAGCCAACAGCGCACGGAAGAATGAGTCGATCCGCGTCCCCCGCGCAGCGGCCTCACCTGCCGCGCCATGCTCGTAGTGAAGGCACTGGCGTAGCTTGGGCAAGGAGCTTGGACGGAATATGCTTTGTGTGCTCATGGTTGCTCCTCAGAAGGGGATGTTGTCGGACTCATTGACTTGGGCTTGCCGTGCGGCGTCTTTTTTCTCCAGCCACGCCGCCACACGCGGCCAAGATTTCCCTTCGTCGTCCTTTTCATGCTCGATGCGGGCCCACCCTTGGGCACCAAGGCAAAGCGCCGGCGTCACGTCCACCATCACCCCTTTCGACTTTGGGGCTTTGCCAACAGACTTGAGGAACGTATCAATCTTCCAGCCAGTCTTAGGCGAAAAGACGAGGTAATCCTGCACTTTCCCCTGTTCGCATTCCAAATCCAGCACCAACATTTCATTGCCGGACTTGCTAACTTTTTCGGTGACATTGACCACTTCGAGCAAGTGGTCTCCTTCGGGCAACAGCTTATAGCCGCCGCCCCCTTCATCGTTGAATTGATATTGAGGCATAATTTTCCTTTCGATTTATTGGTTGAATTCCTTGATCCTCTTCCGGAACGCATTCGGGCGGGCCAAGATTTGTTTGCAGTGGTGGTCGGAGAGGTCCGATAGCTCTTGCCCTTCCTGGAGCCAGCCCCACGCCCGCAAGGCCACCACCGCTTTCTGTGCCTCGCTCAGCGTGCCGTGCAGGACATCAAAGAAGACCTGCTCATGCAGGGGAGGAACCTTTGCTGGAGCCGGGGCCACAGCCGGGGCTTGATCGACAGGCTGGGGAGCAGGCTCGGCCGCTTTAGATTCCTGCTTCGCTTCGGCCTGCTCCGGCTGTTTGGCAGGTGCTGGCTGCGCATTGCCAAAGATCGGAGCCACCGCCGCCCACGTCATCGGGATCTCTTCGGGGATGCCTGGCACACGGCACTTGGCATCCCAAGCCGCGCACCGCTGGGTGTAAAGGACGCGCTCCTTCCCGCCCACTCCCTTCGCCCGTCCCGATTCCGCCTCCAAGACCCGTGTCTTGAAGTTGGCGAAGAGCAACGCATCGGCCCACTCCTTGATCAAAGGACTCGATTGCTTGGTCAGTTTGAGTTCATACCTATCGTAGGCTTGCATTCCGTCGGGGGGCTCATGCCGCGCCACCTTGGCGTGCGCGATCAAGAGCACATGCACCCCGCGAGCTACTACCATGTCCAAGGTGGCCAGCCACCGCGTCATCTTCTCGGCCAAGAGCACATACCCTTTCCCATACCCGTAATCTTCAATCGAAGACTTCTTATCCTTCTCCAGCATGTGCTCGACGGCCAACTTCTCCGCCCAATCGGCAGAGTCCACCACCAACGTCCGGTAGTCATGGCCCCCAGCGGCCACTTCCTTCACCGCCTGCTCCAATGCGGACCACGTCTTGACCGACAGGCGCGGCACGTCCAGGTGCGCGGTCCCGTCTTCAACGTCCAAAAACAGCGGGGCCGGAGCCTGCGCCGCCAGAGTCGTCTTGCCGACCGATTCTACCCCGTAGAGCACCACTCGTTGCGCACGGGGCACCGTCCCCCGGCGGACTGTTTGCAGCAGGCTCATTGGTGGGCCTCCTGTAGATTTGTCAGCTCTGCATTTCTTTTCATTTCTTCTCCTTTGTTATTAGTTTACGTTATGGGCCTATGGTAAAGAGATAAGGTTTTTCAAGTGGACTCCAAGGGGCTGCCGACGCTGAGGGCGTCAGCGTGGATATAGCCCATGGTGGTCTCTAGGTTTTGATGGCCCATGGCAGCTTGGACGGCGCGGACGTTGGCACCGCGCTCCAGGAGGTGCGTGGCGTAGCCATGGCGGAGATGGTGGGGGGTCAAGGCTCCATCGATCCCGAGGCGCTGGACGGCGGCGCGGACGGCGCGCTGAATGTTGGCCTCATGCAAGTGCCAGCGCACGGTGCGGTTGTCTCGCTGATCCCAGCAGGGCTTGTGCTGCGGGAACACCCAGAACCACGTCCAGGCCCGCTCGTAGGCAGGGTATTTCTTTCCTAAAAGACCGGGCAGCTTGCAAGGGATGCCGGAGGCGTGGTCTCTCTCCCAGACTCCCCGGGCAAAGGTGATTTGCGCCCGAAGCGCCGGGATGAGGCTGCACGGGATGCTGACGACACGATCCTTGCGTCCTTTGGATTGAGCAATGACCAGGCGGCTGCCTGCAAAATCGACATCGCGGATGCGGAGTTTGAGCGGTTCTGAAACTCGCAATCCGCAGCCGTAGAGCATGTGCGTGAGCAAACGGGTGGGATAACCGCCGACGTCCTCCACACTTTCCATCAAGCGACGGGCCTCCGCTTGGGAGGGAGCGCGGCGGATGAAGGCGGGGCGCTGAGCGCGGAGGGCATCTACGTCCTTAAGCGGTTGGCGGACGACTTCTTTGAAGAAGAAGAGGATGGCATGAAACGCCTGCCGCTGCGTGGAGGCCGCGCAGTTTCCCCTGGCCATGTCGGAGAGCCAGTGTTCCAGCTTTTGCTCACGGGTCCAAGCGGCAGGCATGGTCAGCGCGGCGGCCCCAAAGCGTTTCAGCCAATGGCAATACGTGTGCTCGGTTTGCAGGGAGTAATGCCGCAACCGGCAACCCCCCCTCAATTTCTCTAAACCCCTCTCCATGTTCATGTTGCTCCTTTGGTTATACAACCGGTTATCTGACAGGTGTCGTGGAATCACTGTTCTGCTTGACTTTTTTTTGCCGCTCCTGCACTATGCTCGCAGGCTTTGGATCGATGGGGCGCGGAGGCGTCTGTTCTCTGTCGAGTCCACGGCGGCGAGAGGAAGACGCAATCTCGCTTGAGCCGCTGGCGGGGGTCGGACCCCGCAAGCCGAACCATTCGCTGATGCAGACACAGCGCGGGCGAAAAAGAGCCGAACAAGGCGGTGGAGGACAACAGCCTCCCGTTGAGTCTTTTGGTGTATTCATAGTTTTATTGGTCGGGACTCTGTGAGTCACCTTGGACGTTCGCAGAAAGTATCTGGCCGATTGTCCTGTCGTGGGGGTCTTTATTTCCCCACGGTCTGCATTGCGGATTCCATCCAGGAGGAAGATCATCAAGTTTCAGGATCTCGTCGGCAAATATGATTTCCGGCTCGTCGTCAATTTCGTGGCGCATGGAGTATTGAGCATTGCTTATTGCTGATTCTTCATCCTCCGCGAGGATGACGGTTTCGTATTCGATATGGACTTTATAGAGTTTCATGGGAACGCTCCTTGTAAGAAGGTTGTTGGATTCGGGAAATTGTTTGCCGGCCTGTCTCACAGGAGGGTCTTTCCTTTCGAGGGGTGGCGCTGAACTTCACCTCTGACGACCGCAGCGACCTGAGCTTCGATCCGT